ATCCGTAACAAAGTTTACTATATTGGGTTCATTGATTTTTATAGCAACGGTTTCAATACATCATTAATATCCAGCGGCACATCAATTACTATAGAAGCTAGTGACCAAGGTGTCAGCCACTTCTTACTGTCAGATTCTCCCTTTGAACGAACTGACATAATCAAAGACAAGGTATTAGAAGTAAGCAAAGTAAATTCATCAAGTGGTTCACTTTTCTTTGACAATGATGAGATCTTTTGTGATAATGCGTCCACAAATAAAGTGTACCCAAATTTAATTATCACATAAGAGAAACCTATAATATATGAATTTGAAGAAACAATTGAAATTAATTGAGTATCTTATCTCGTGTCCAGATACTTTTTCCATATGCAATAGCATTATGGACTATGAATATTTTGATCCATCATTACAACCTACAGTGAAATTCATTCTTGATTTCTATGAGGAGCATGGTGGACTACCGAAACCATCTGTTATTGACGCTGAAACAGATGTGAAACTTAAAAAACAGAAACTGACAAAAGCTGACGTAAATTACACAACATTAGAAATTGAATCATTTTGTCAACAAATGGCAATGCAAGATGCAATTCTAGCATCAGCAGAACTGATCAAGAAGGGTGAATTTGGTGAGATTGGTGAACTAATAAAAGAAGCACAGATGGTGTCCATTCAGGCTAACTTAGGTATATCATATTTTAGTACTGTGGAAGAACGCTTACAAAGACTATTACATGGTAACGAAATACTTCCTACTAAATGGCCGACATTTAATCAGAAATTATTTGGTGGTCCAGCAAGAAAGGAACTTGTATTATTTGCTGCTGGATCGGGTGGTGGTAAATCAGTTGTATTATCCAACTTAGGTCTTGATTATGCAGAGCTAGGACATAACGTCTTATACATATCACTTGAGTTATCACAAGATATCGTAGCACAAAGATTTGACTCTATGATTACAGGCTTTGGACGAAAGGATTGGGAAGATCATATTCCAGAGATTATTAGTAGCGTTAAAACATTTAAAAATAGTGTTGATGTTGGAAGGTTAGATATTGTATACATGAAGACTGAAACCAAGGCAGTTGAAATTCGTGCATACTTAAAAAACTATCAGATGCATTATGATTGTACACCTGATATAATAATTGTAGATTACTTAGATAAGCTGGCACCAAATAAGCGTGTTGATGGCAATTCATTTGATATTGACAAAAAAGTGTCCGAGCAATTGCGACAAATTGGTGTTGATTATAACGCTGCCATTATCACAGCTTCTCAACTAAATCGATCAGCAGTTGGCGAAGCAACACAAAATCATTCACATATTGCTGGTGGTATATCTAAAATCAATGAAGCAGATACGTTCATAACGCTATATATGGACGAAGTAATGAAATCAAGCAATCAGATGAATATGAACTTTCAGAAAACCCGTAACAGTGACGGTGTAGGTTCCAGTGTCCAGATGACTTTTGATGGAAAAACCCTCAAAATACACGATGGCGCTGACAACCTAAATATACTGAAACCCTTATCTACTAGAGACAAAGCAAAGGTAGACAGGGATGCAATTTCGTCCGGTAAAGGATCGGACTTAATGGAAATTTTTGGAAATTAACATCGACGGAGATGAAATAATGAGTGATGAGACATCAGTAGAAAGTACAGAAGAAGTAGTAGAAACAGAAGAAGTAGTAGAAACAGCAGAAGAGTTGACAATTGAGGTTGATGGTGTACAGCACCCTATCTCATCACTTAGTGATTCTTCACGGGAATTGATTCAGATGCACCAGCGATGGTCTCAGGAATTAGGTGTACAATCTGATAAAGTGAATCAATTACGTGCTGCTATTCAACAAGTCGCAACACAAGTAGTAGACGCTATTCGCGAAGAGAAAAAAGAAGAAGCTCCTACCGAGTAACTAAAACAATGTTTGTATAGAAAAAGCTTGGCATGTCCAAGCTTTTTCGTTTCTGGGTGTACGATACGGTAGTTACAATAAATACAATCTATACAGCTAGAAAATGGATAAATTACACATGTCACTACTTTCTTATTTACTTAAAGAGTCTGCTTCTGGTGGATCAACATCCGCTGGTGGAGTTGCCAATAGCCGAGGAAGTTTATTCGGTGGCGATAGCCCTAATGCTGGTACCGCTATTATGATACGTCGAATGGGATTCGTCGAAGTAGGTGACTTACCAACTGCTAAAAGAAAGCCTGCTAAGAAGTTATTCAGTACTCTCAAAGAAGCTGAGGCTACTAGTAGTGTTGATGTTAAACCATTTGATTATCAAGACACTATTACAAAGCTAGATCAAGCTGTAAAGGGTGCGGGCGAACGTAAAGAGAATGTTGCTGTATTTGGCCTAGAAGATGACGAAGGTAAAATTGTCAAAGTATATGTAGATAAAGAACAAGCCACTGAATTTGAACAAGCATTATCGATTATGTTAGCTGATACGGATGCTGTATTTGATGATGACGAAGAGCCAAAAACCCAACAAGAGATTGGTGAAATTCTGTATAAACTAAAAGAAAAGTTTAATATTCGTGATGTTGAGTGGGGCAAAATCCATGGCGATGAGGAAGAAGAATCTGATGTTGGTTCTGAAGATGGTGAAGAAATGCCTGAAGATGGTGAAGAAGACGTTGGTGAAGAAGGCGTTGGTGAAGAAGGCGTTGGTGATATGGAGGGTGGTGATGAAGCTCTTGGTGATGCATCTGCGGATGAAGAAAATGCTACTACTGCATTGCAAGCTGTTATTGGTATGATGCAAGCTGACTCAGAAGCACGTCGTGCGGAAGCAGAAGCACGTAGGGTAGAAGCAGAAGCTGTAATTGCAAAGAATGCATCAGAGACTGCTCAGGCTCAGGTCGCTAAAGAAGAAGACCTATTGAACATGCAAGAATACGAGAAACAACAAAAGGCTGCTAAGAAAGAAGCAGAAACACTTGCTAAACTTGCTAAATATAAAAAGGAAGTTGAAGGCGGGGGCACTACTCCTGAAATTGATGGAGAAGATGGTGCCGAAGATTTCGATCCTACACCTGATGAAGGTGGTGAAGGTGATAGTTCTGAAGAAATGGCTGATGCTGTTATGGATGATATACCAGAGGAGAACGAGGAAGTTGGTACTGAAGTTAAAAGTAGCGCTGAATCTGCAATCTCTAAAGAAGAATTAGCAAAATTGATTTTAAAATACGCACAAGCAAACTCTTAAACAAGGTGATACATGAGATTTAGAGATTATTTAATTAACGAAGCGAAGATGGTAACTGTAGATGCTGATTCTGCTGATGCCGTTAACCAAGTTAAAAAAGCTAAGCAAATGGATGGTGATCGTGTTGCCACTAAGCGAGCTATAGATGCACAGAAAGAACGCAGAGCAGCAGCTGTTACTGCTGATCCCAATGATCCTACGTCCCGACTGAAAAAGCAACGAGCTGATATTGCTGCTAAGCTTGCAATGACCGACAAGCAAATTTCTCAGAAAGAGAAAACTGCCGGTTCAAGTAACAGTGCAGAATAATGAAAATTTTTGATATAATTTATAATGAATCAGAACTTACTGAATGTGAGGTGGTTTATTGCGATAAAGATGGAAATGAGCTTCTTGATGAGGCTGCGATTCGTCAGTTCAAGAAAGTCGGAGATTCGGTAGTCAAAAAATTTCGTTGTCTGTCTGGGCCTAAAGCTGGTAAGCTTGTCGCTACTCCAAATTCATGCGGAGTCCGAAAAGATCCAAAATTAGTTCGCAGAGGAAGAGCTGTAATGCGTAGGAAGAGTGGATTAATTCAACGTAAGTCATTGATTACTAAGAAAAGAGCACAGTCAAAGCAGGTTGCTCGACTTAATAAGAGATTATCTGGTAATTAATTTTTTGTTGTGATAAACTGTGACGATGTTTACACACATTGATCATAATCTGGAACTACCCAACATTGTTGACACCACAACAGAGCTGGGCAGAACCTACACAACTTCCAATGGAAATATATATCCATCTATTACTACCGTCCTGTCACTCAATGATGTTGAGTGGTTGGCCAAATGGAGAGAATCCTGTGGTGATGTGGTGGCTGATCGTATATCCAAGGCTGCAACTGTACAAGGCGAAGCAGTCCATCAAATGGTGGAATTCTATCTTGATAATATGGATCGAAAAGAAATCATTGTAAATCGTCCAGATGAATACAAATTCATGTTTAACCAACTTCGCCAAAAACTAAAATATATTAGTGATATCTATCAACAGGAAGCTGGTCTATATAGTGATTTATTAGGGGTTGCTGGACGTGTTGATTGCATTGCCTATTACAAAGGTAAACTTTCCATCATTGATTTCAAAACATCATCCAATATTAAAGACGTAAATAAAATATCTAACTATTTTAAACAAGGTGCTGCCTATTCTATCATGTGGCAAGAGCTTACTGGTATAAGTATAGATACTATAGTAATTCTTATGGCAGTTAAGAACAGTTTGATGCCATTGGAATTTATCGAACCGGTGAGTAAGTGGGTAGATCCTCTTATTGTTGACGTCGATACTTTTTATGAATCAGAACATGGACTAATATTGAAATGAGTGGACAAAACAGAGAAGTAATTGGAGATTTTGTAGAACTTAGATTTGTGGCACTGCCATCAAGTTCTTTTATCAGAGGCAAAGTAGATACTGGAGCAACAATATGTTCCTTACATTGCGATAAATTTCAGGTTAACGAACAAAGTCAGCAGATTACATTTAAGTGTAGCCAATTATCAAACAATAGTATTACAGTTCCTATGACCGAACAGCAAGCGGTGAAGAATGCTGATGGAACTGAGTATCGTCCAGTTATTGAAATGTCGGTTAAGATAGGTGAACAAATAATAGAAAATGTTAAATTCAATTTGAACAATCGGTCTACGATGGATTCTCCTGTACTCATTGGCCAGAATCTAATTAAGGCTGGCAACTTTCTAATTGATCCTAAGCAGGTTGCCGAAGCCATGACTGTTACTCGCATGGACGATGAAGAAAATATTGATGCAGATGCTATCATTGATACCGTGATGAGTGCTCTTAATAAAAAAGAAGTTGATGATTCCGATACTACTGAAATCGGAAATGTTGCTACAGCCCCAGACGATGAACTTGAACAGGATATCGATGATACTGAACTTGATCAGGATATCGATGATACTGAAATTGATCAGGAACTTGATTCTAATGAGGTAGAAGATGAGATAGAAGAACCGATGGATGAAGAACGACAAGCACAGATCGCTGAGCTTGTCGATGCTATGAGAACATCTGATGTAACACTGGCAGAATTAATCGAGTATCTAAGTGGTAGTGACTAAGAGTCCATTTTTGGTAGATCAAAAACTCGTACCAATTAAGCTATGTGAGGAGTTGGTTAGGGCTTCTATGAAGCATACCGGAGAAGTTTTCATTGAGCCGGTCAATAACAAAGACGTTAATGAGCTAATAGATCATTATCTTGTAAATAATATTTCTGAAAGATATGGATATAACATAGTTCATAGTGATGTTACCATTGAATCTCATAGTATTAACACGTTATCCAAACATGTATGTGAAAGTACTGTGTTTTCAAATGGTACTTGGTATAGAAACAAGGATATAGATTTCGTTACTGTTATATTTCTGAAAGATCATTTAAAAATGGATGAAGCAATTGATACTTCGTTTGAAGTGGTTGGTGGCAAATTGGAATTCCCTACATTTGAATTTGGTTTTAATCCAGAGCGAGGTACATGCATTACATATCCAGCAGTACCGAACTTTATGAATTGCATTTCTAAAGTGGAAATAGGTCAATTAGATCTATTGCGCATTGTACATCGCTCTGATACAATGTTTGTCTACGAACCAAAAGAATATCCGGGTGATATTAAATCTTGGTTTGCACATTTATCTTAAACTTAACCGGAGGTCATTATGACACCACCTAGCAATCCTGCCGATAGGCAGAAGCTTAAACTTGCCTTAGAGCAAATTACCGATTCAATGGCTCGTACAGCATCAGAACGAGAGCATATCAAAGAGGTTATTGATATGATCAAAGAGAATTTCGAAATCGATCCAAAGCAAACTCGCAAACTTGCTAAGACAATGTATGATCGTTCGTACAGCGATCTTCAACAAGAGAACGAAGACTTTGAATTGTTATATGAAGCCGTTGTAGAGGGTATGTCTGTGCCTGATAACGATGAAGATGATGAAGAGGATGGCGAAGAGGCCGCTTAATGAGTTATATATCTGCGATTAAACAGGGTGAGTCCATATTCGTATGGGAGAAGGACGAGAAAACCAACGTCCGGTCGATGAAATCGTATGATGCTCCTTACTACTTCTACATCGAATCTAAAACCGGGGATTATAAGAGTCTTGATGGCAAGACTCTTTCCCGTTTCGATTTCGACACCAGTTATGAGTTCTTTAATGGTAAGAAGACCATGCAGAAGCAAGGTATTACTATGTACGAGTCTGACATAGCACCTGAGTTAAAGGTACTATCAGCAAACTATTACGGTCAGGCATCACCGAAAGTCAATGTTACAATGTACGATATTGAAGTAGATTATAAATCAAAATCATATGACAATAACCATAAAATAAAAGTAAGGAAAAAGTCTGCGATATAGAGGTTGATTTTTCAATATAAATATAGGATGAATTATAAAAAACTTTACAAAAATCTTATATCAAATGCAAAAAATCAAAAATCCACTAGAACAAGTGCATCGGGAACGTATGAAAATCATCATATACGTCCCCGATGTATTGGTGGCACAAATGATAAAAATAATATTGTAAAAATGACATTACGTGAACATTACGTTGCGCATAAGATTTTATACAGAATGTATAATAGAAAAAGTTACAAAACAAAAATGTCATCTGCGTTATATAGGATGGCTGGGTCTGGAAAGATGTATTCAAAAAATTCCAGAGAGTATGAAAATATGAGATTGCGTTGGATGGATAACCACCCAATGAAAGATCCAACAATAGTTGAAAAAATGAAGCAATCTCTTTATGAATATAGAATAAACAATGACTGGAAAGAGCTGTTATGTAAATGTGGATGTGGTGAGGTTGTTAAATTGCTACATAAGGATTCTGTAATACGTGCAAAATATAAAAAAGGTCATCCCTAAACCAAAACCAAAAGAATATAGAAAATGTGAATGTGGGTGCGGCGATATGCATCTAGTATATGTTGAAAAATACACTCCTACATATACTCAAGGTCATCAACCACACAATCATAACCGGATACAAGTTTCACGTAGTATTAGTGATTTTATAAACGAACTATCTCAAGAAGAAAAATCTGAGCGGTTGAAAAATTCATTACATTCTGACTCGGTTGATCATATTGAGCGGGGTAAAAATATAAGAGATGGCAAAGCATCATTGTTGAGAATTATTCATGTTGATGGAACTAAAGAAGAATTTAAGTCATACCAATCCAAAGAATACACTGGATTAACATACAGACAATTGCGCCACAGAATCAAAGGACCAAAAAATGGTGTACTGGAAAACGATTCTGTTGTAGAATATATATTTGAATATACCACAAAACACAAAGGAGCCAAGGCGTATCAACGAAACTGAAGAAATTACTGTAGGCGATCTAAGAGCGCTCAATCCTAATGAGTTGGATGAATTAGAAGTATGGGACGAAGCATCTAAACGATGGGTAGATGCGTCCAAATCTGACTACATGTATGAAGGAGAAACTGGATTTTCGTCACCAAGTAATCCCTACGCTCCGGTAAATGCTATCGCAATGCTTCACATGCATACTAACACAATGATTGTACTGGCACTACCACCCAAGAATGCCAATTGTGAAGTTCCTGATGTCGGTCCTGCTAAGCCTGAGTTCTATCAAGCAATGGAAGACATCACACCAGTAATAGAAGGGGTGAAAATCAAAATTGAATTCATGGTGGATGAACGTGCCCTTCTCAAACGATTTCTACGTGAGATAGAGGACACTGATATTATCTGTGGTTGGAACAACAGCGGCTTTGATGATCCTTACATGGGCAAACGTATTGAAATGGTTCTTGGTAAGAAAGCTGTTCAGAAATTATGCTTTCCAGAAGCTCCCCCTCCCAAGTGGAGAGATGTTGAGGTGTACGGTAAGGAACAACCAGTCATTGATTTACAGGGACGGGTCAGTCTTGACTATCTTACTCTATTCAAGAAGTACATGATCGAGAATCAGGCATCCTATAAACTAGATAACATTGCTGATAAGTTTCTTCGTACTGATGACAAACCAGATATGCCTAAGCTGGAGTATCAAGGATCACTTGCTGATCTATATCGACATGATTTCAATTACTTTATACGGTATAACATTCGAGATACCGAAATATTGAAAGGCTTTGAGGATAAGATGAAATTTGTTGCTCTTGCTAATGATATGGTTCATATGGCAACAGGGCAATTTAATCATGTAAGTGGTACAATAAAATTAGCAGAATTGTCAGTTATCAACTACTGTCATTATGAGATGGACAATATCATAGTTAATGACAAGCCAGATACTGATTGGGGTGGTGAGCAGATAAAGGGAGCAATAGTACTTGACCCTGTTATGGGTATTCATGATTGGGTTAGCTCTGTTGATTTGAATTCTCTGTACCCGTCTGCACTACGCGCATGTAATATTTCACCTGAAACTAAGATGGGTCAGTTCTTACTTGAAGAAGCTGCATTTGAAGCTATTCGAGATCAGACTGATGACATATTGGAATTTCAGCATATTGGATGCAAGACAGAGAAGATGAGTGCTGCTGAATGGCGTGATACACTCATAGATAGGAAGCAGTGTATTACTGGTTTTGGTACCGTGTTCACAATTACAAAGAAGGGTATCATACCTTCTATACTCGAAACATGGTACAGTGCCCGTAAGAGTCATCAGAAATCGATGATAGAAGCTAAAAACGCGGCTGGAGCCATACTAGAGAAATACAAACAATCTTAAGGAGAATTTATGAAAATACGTAATGGGATAGAAATATCAGATGAAGATGCGGAGGAATATGATCGTCTAATGGGTGTTGTTGAATACCATGACAGCATTCAATATGTTTACAAGATAAAGCTTAACTCTTGATTAGAAGGAGCCTAACACAGTAATGTGTTAGTGAAAATCGGATGAATTCGGGGAAACCTCACGTAGGCAATCCCGAGCGAAGCCTCAGATGTATCTGAGGAACGTGTAGAGACTAACGTTTTAAATTATAAATGTCCCTAGTGGTACATAAAATATGATTACTAAAAAAGAAAAGAGAAGTATTATAATTGGTATGGTTATGGGTGATGCTCATTTATACGAGCATCGTAAATGCTATGGTATCAAAATAACTCATTCCAGACATCAGTTAGAGTATGTAAAATACAAGAAGAAACTTTTAGAAGAAATTTTTGACTGTGATCCGATCAATATAAGAACGCACAATAATAACGGTTACATTGGACACACGATAGAGAAAGGTTCAAAGAAGTTTCGATTGTATAGAAAGAAATTATATCCTAACGGAAAAAAAACAATTAATAAGAAGTTCGTTAATTATTTAACACCATTGGGTATATCCATACTTTATATGGATGATGGTTCTCTTTATGCAAAGAAGCGAGATGGAAAAATACATGCATATGAATTGTGCATATCTACATATACGTCTCGTGAAGAAAATCAAATATTGATAGATTATTTTAAAAAGGAATGGGACGTACATTTTACGTGTGTAAAAAGTAAAAATCATACTCGATTAAGATGTGGAACAAAACAAGCTCGAAAGTTTATCGAGATTGTTAGACCACATATAATAGAATCTATGTTATACAAGATAACTATGCAGCCTTTTGGTTTTAGTGGTGATATTTTCAAAAACGTAATAGCGTCCGACATCCCAATGGGATGATGATATAGTCCGACACTTCAGGCGACTGGAGATTACAGAATGTTCTATGGAGCTTTAGCAAATCAACATTTTAAGTTTGGTGATCGTGCATTGGGAGAATCGACTACGGCGCTGGGGAGACATATAGTAACTCACCAACACCGTAAGGTGAATGAATTGCTCGATGATGAGTACAATGAATTTGGTAAGGGTATCATCTATGGGGATAGTGTTGTAGGCGATACAATCATCAACACAGACAAAGGTGATCTAACTATAGAGTCTCTATTTGGTCAAGTTGATGAAACTAAGAATGGAAAAGAGTACTGTAATCTTGATGATTATAAGTCTCTGACGTTTGATGAAGTGTATCAATCAAACCAGTACCGAGAGATACCTTATGTTGTCAGACATGCAGTTAATAAGAAGATGTATAGACTGTGGTTCGGTAATCAGCGACATGTAGATGTTACTGAAGATCATTCTTTGATTGGTTATGCAAACACTCGCTCAAAGACGCCGGGTCAATTAGTTAATGTCAAAGCTACTGACATTGGTAATGATGGGATCAATTGTGTGTTGTTGGCATCCAACTCAGCAAGACCAGAGTCTTCGGTAGTAGAAACTGATTATCAACGAGAGTTGTATATATTACTAGGTCTAATTCTCGGGGATGGGTGGGCCAGTGATGCACAAAACTCTTCAGTTGAATTATCAGTTGGGAGTAAAGACATTGATGAGCTAACAACTAATGTTATACAACCATTGATAGATTCTGGATGGATCACATCTATTGGTACGAAGACAAACAAGCATGATATTCGATTGCATGGTGCTAAATTACGTAAATTTGTAATGGAACATCTGTATGTGACTGGTAAGAAACAAGTACCATCATGGCTATTTAATGACTCTGAAGAGCACATAGGATTATTCTTGAATGGATACTTCACTGCCGATGGTACTATCATCAAAGGTATACCTCGATTATCTGCTGCGACACACAAACATATAGTGGATGCCAACAAACTATTAACTCATATCGGAGTTGCATCAAACTACTGGATGGAGAATACAGTCAACTCATACAAAGGAAAATCATCTGGTACACAACAGATGGTATTGAATGTATATGATAGTGTTCGTTTTGAACAACGAGTCGGTTTCTCATTGAGTAGGAAGCACAGTAAGATTGTAGTTGACTACTCCAGAAGGAAGGAGCATTTAATAGGTCAAAATGGCTACACTCTTATAGCTCCAACTAACATAGAAGAGATCGATGTACCTGAGTATGTATATGATATTGAGGTTGCAGGTACGCACAAGTTCTATGGTAACGGGATACTTCTACATAATACCGATTCAACGTACTTCCATACGTTCACAAATAACACAGAAGATGCTCGTGAGGTAGGAGATGCAATAGCCGACGAAGTAAACAAATCATTTGTACCGTGGATGCAAGAAACATTTTTAGTCACCAAAGAACAAGCTGAA